TGAAAGGGTTAGTATTGATATCCTAGACCATAACGGAACAAGAAGAGGTTATGTTTCAGTTGATACTTCTGGAACTTTGTTTAGTACATCATCTGATTACAGACTTAAAAATGTCATAGAGCCAGTTCAAAATGGTATTGAAAGAATCAATAAATTAAAACCTGTTAAATTTGAATGGAAAGAAACAGGCAAAAAAGAAGAAGGTTTTATAGCACATGAAGTTGATGAAATTTTTAAAGATGCAGTTGGTGGTGAAAAAGATGCAGTTCATGAAGATGGTAGTATAGATGGACAAACTATGGACTACGGAAGAATAACCCCATTACTTGTAAAAGCAATCCAAGAACAACAAGAACAAATAGAACAGTTAAAAAGCGAGATTGAGGCACTTAAAGCTTAGTGCTATGATTATATTTTTATTTAAATAAGGAGTATTTATGACAGAGCAAAAAATAGAACGTATTAACTACAATGGCAAAGAGTATTTTATAAAAGATCTGACTGATGAGATGAAGCAGGAGATGAATTTGCTTTTATCTATACAGACTGAATTAGATAGATTAGGAAGACTAGTTAAAACTCAACAAAGGGCACAAGAGAAGACTACTTCAGTCCTTAATAATCTTATAGAAGAAGCAGATATAAAAGAAGCCCCGCCAGTTACTACAGTAGCAGATACACAATTAGAAAAAGCTCACGATATGATTGACGAGGCAAATGAAAGCACTTCTTAAAAATTTAGTCGGAGCAGTAGCACCAACTCTTGGAACTGCTTTGGGTGGCCCTATGGGCGGTATGGCTGCTAATATGATTGCAGACGTTCTAGGGTGCGAAAACAACCCCAAAGCTATAGAAAAAGCAGTGCAAGCAGCAACACCTGAGCAAATGCTTGAGCTTAAAAAAGCAGAACAGGCTTTTGAAGTGCAGATGAAAGAGCTTGAAGTAGATGTGTTTAAGCTAGAAGTAGCTGATACTCAAGATGCTAGAAAAGCTTTTTCTAAAGACTGGACTACTAGGATCATGGGTATTGCCACTTTAGGCGGTTTTTTGGGTTACATATTTTTAGTAACACTCCAACCGCCAGAACAAAATTCGGAGGCTCTAATCAATTTAGTTCTCGGATACCTAGGCGGCCTAGCTAGTGCAGTTATCTCTTTTTATTTTGGCGCATCTAATGGGGGTGGTAGTAAAGATGAATAGAGAAATACTGATAGAAGAACTGAAGCGCGACGAAGGAGTGGTGCTTACTTTGTATCAGTGCAGCGCTGGCAAGAATACTATTGGCGTTGGTAGAAATATAGATGACCGTGGTATTACAGAAGACGAATCTGATTACCTTTTAAGTAACGACATAGACCTTTGTGTAAGAGAGCTAGAAGGGGCTTTCTCTTGGTTTGGCACTTTATCTGATTCGAGACAACGGGTTCTTGTTAATATGTGCTTTAATCTAGGTTTATCTAGATTAATGGGTTTTAAAAAGTTTTTAGCTGCTATGGAAGCAAGAGAATGGGAAACAGCTGGCGTGGAAATGCTAGATTCAAAGTGGGCAGAACAAGTTGGGGCAAGGAGTACCCGTTTAAGAGATTTAATACTGGAGGGGTAGAGTGGCTTACTACAAACTTATTAACTTCTCAGGTATAGCTCCTCAAATATCCCCAAGATTATTAGCGGATACTGTAGGGCAGACTGCTAATGACTTAGACTTAGATAGAGGAGTCCTAACTCCTATAACGGAGAACTCGCAAACTCAAACGTTGACTACTTCTGGTAGAACTAGCATCTATTACTATGAATTTTCTGGAAGCAACTTTTGGCTAGAATGGACGGAGGACGTGGACGTTCAACCAGGGCCTATCGCTGACGATGCTTTAGCTAGATTGTACTGGACAGGTGAGTCTTTTCCTAGAATGGCAGCAGGCGACATAATTACTGCAAGTGGTTCAGGTAGATACCCTAGAAATTTTTATAGACTGGGCATACCAGCTCCCACTGCTGCTCCTACTACAAGTGTTAGCGGCACTGATGACGGCACTACTACACAGTTCAATACAGCTTATGTGTATACGTTTGTTTCTGGATATGGGGAGGAAGGACCGCCGTCTCCTGTATCTACACAAGTAACAAAAGTAGATGCGCAAACAGTTACAGTAAGTGGATTGGAAACTTCTGCAGGGTCGGGGGTTGGGAGGACTAATACAAACCTAACTAAAAAACGTATTTATAGATCCAATACAGGCTCTAATACAACTGCGTTTCAGTTTGTAGGAGAAGTAAACCTATCCGCCACTAGTTTTACAGATACCGTTACAAATGCAAACTTAGGTGAATTAATACCTTCTACTTTTTGGATTGCCCCACCAGATGAGCAAACAGCTTTATACCCTAACGGGGCTATGAAAGGGCTTACTGCGTTACCTAACGGCATTTTTGCAGGCTTTACAGGTAAGCGAATATGTTTTTCTGAGCCCTTTTTACCACATGCTTGGCCCGTAGCTTATAGAACTACTCTAGAAGACCCTATTGTAGGTATAGGAACCACAGGTAATGGTTTATTTGTAGGTACAGAAGGCAATCCTTATTTTATAACTGGTGTTGACCCTCAATCAATGACTTCTGTTCGTATAGAGGCAGCACAGGCATGTCTAAATAAAAGATCTATGGTAGATATGGGGCCTTATGTTATATATGCGTCTCCAGACGGACTAGTAGCAGCTGCTGGTACAGATGTACAAGTAGTAACAGAAGGGTTGATTACCCCTGAACAGTGGCAAGCAGATTTTTATCCCTCTACAATACAAGGATTCCTATGGCAAGGTAAGTACATTGGGTACTATGCTAGCGGTTCAAACTTTGGTGGTTTTATTTTTGACCCAAGGGGCGGTAAAAATGCACTTACAACACTAACACAGACTTCTAGTACTAGTACAAAAGGAGGACACACAGATCCCGATACCAATGAGTTATATGTAATAGAAGGCAGTGATGTAAAAGAGTTCCAGGGCAGCACTACTAATGAAGCTCTTACATTTAAAACAAAAGAATTTGTTACTACCAAACCAATTAGTATGGGTTTCGTAAAAGTAGAAGCTGAAGCCTACAGCGGTAGTGGTATTACAGTAAAAGTATTCGGAGATGGCACTTTGTACTACCAAGCAATTGTTACAACTTCTGGCAGTTCTTTTAGTGTAACAGGACAAACGCCTAGTTTTAGTGCTACTACAATACCCGAACCCATACTTAGATTACCATCAAAACTACATAAGACCTACGCTATACAAGTAGAGGGTGCGCATACTATAAATGAGATTTGTATAGGAGAGTCTATAGATGAACTGAGGGAAGTGTAGTGAGCACTAGTGGAACAAAAGTACCTTCTATAGTAGCTGTACCCTCTAAAGTAGACCCTCAGCTAAAAAGAACTTTAGATTCTTTAATAGAAGTAGTTCAAGTCTTATCAGGTCGCAGAGGCGACCCTAGAGATAGAGCAGTGACGCTAAGAGAGTTAGTTGCTGGTGGTCTTGCAGAGGAGCTTTTAGATAATCCATTTAATCCAAATGCGGGAACCGGTGTAGTAGATTTTGGACCGCCTCCTGCTTTAAACGATGTTACTACACCTCCAGTTCCTACTGGACTTGCAGCTAGTGCGGCTTTCACTACGACTGTGGTTTCTTGGGATGATCCGCAGTTCGGCAATTTTGCTTTTACAGAAGTCTATAGAGGAACTTCTAACAATATAAGTAATTCTGTTTTAGCTGATACTACTACTGCATCTGTGTGGTCTGACTCAAATGACTACAATCAAACATTTTTCTATTGGATCCGTCATGTGTCTACCTCTAATATAAAAGGGCCATTTGCAGGCCCAGAAAGCGCAACAACTGCTGCAGATATTGCTGCGGTAATGACTAGCTTAGGGGACACTTTAGCTGATTTACCTGGGTACAATTTATTAGCCACTAACACGACTGCGGCGGTAATTATAAAAAGTTCTAGTCAACCTAGTACAAGAGGAGATGGCAGTTCTTTGCAACCAAATGATATCTGGTTCGATACAGACGATGGCCAAATATATATACGAAACACAGCTAACAATGCATGGGTAGCGGGCCGTGATTCTAGTTTAGTTACTTTGTTTGGTAGTACCAGCTTTACTGGAAGTACTTTGACTGGTGCTATGGCTACGGCTCAATCCGATATTGTTACTGTTACTAACGCTCAAAGTGCTACTGCTACTTCTTTAACAAATCTTACTAGCACAGTAGGTACAAACAGTAGCTCTATTAGTACTCTAAATACTACCACTGCAACACATACTGGAGATTTAGATGCAATGTTTGTATTGCAAGTATCTACAGAGTCGAACGGTAGTAAATCTGCAGCAGGCATGGTTATTGGATCTAACGCAAGCGACGGGTCTGGAGCTCAATCTTTTGTGCAGTTCCAAGCAGATAGGTTTGTTATATTTAATGGCGCTAGCTCTAATACCTCTCCATTTGAAGTGTCTAGTAACACAGTATTTATTAAAAACGCGATGATACAAGATGCAGCTATAACAACTGCTAAAATTGGATCGTTAGCTGTGGATGAAGCGCGTATTGCTAGCGCAGCTGTGACAAATGCTAAGCTTGGAAACGCATCTGTGAGCACAGCTAAAATTCAAGACGCATCTATAACTGATGCAAAAATTGTAAACGCAGCAGTGACAAATGCGAAGATTGCTAACGCTGCAATTGACACTGCTAAGGTTGGGAGTTTGTTTGCGAATACACTAAACGGAGATGTCGCAAAAGCAGAAGCAGCTTCTTTAGGCAGCAGTGTAACTTTTGTTAATAACAGTAATACATTTTCTACGGTGCTAACTTTAGAGTTGGCGAAACCGACTCACTCTCAAGGTTGGGTGCCTTACGGAAACTTTAATTTAAACCAAGTAAGTGTAGAGAAAAATTCTTGGTATCACATTGTTTTAGAAATGGCTCCTTGGAATGTAAACTCGCAAGGCGGTACAGCTACTGAAACAGCTAGTACATCTTCTACGCCATCTGCTTTTGGAAGTGGATATGATGGCAGTGCTATAGTAAGCACTTACTTATCTGGCTTAACATCTACAGGTGCTAACAACACCGTTACTTTTAGCACCAGTATTGCTTCACTAGCCAATGTTGCTGTCGGAGATATAATAACTGATGGCAGTACGGATCGTACGATTAATGGAAATACAGTAGTTTTTGGCAGTAGGCTTATTTCATATTCTGGCTCTAACGTTTCTGCTTGGGGGAGCTCCACCACTTTTAGTTTTAAATCATCAATTAGCGCCGGAGCAGTAGGAGCTTTTGTAGAAGTTGCAAAAATACTGTGGGTAGCTGTTGATACGGCTTACAATGATTTTGCTATTTCGGGCGTGTTTGCTGGTGCAACTGAGCAACAGGTAACGCACGGCGTAAAAGCAAGAGCTAGGATTTCAGGAGATGCAAATATTTTAGGTAGTAGTAATGCTAGCGGCAACCAAACAGTATTTGATGCTACTGGTTTCCTCATGGGGGTAAGATAATGGCTTGGGTTAAATGGATAGACGGTGCTGTTTACAACAACGCAGTGTACCCTAATAAAGGCGAAGGAGACGACTGGAGGCCAATAAACGATGAAACAGGCGACGGAGTAGTTGGAAAGAATATAGTCATTGTAGAGGAAGGAGGACAGCTTTACAGACGTGCGGTTGACATAGATCAAACATACAAACAAAAAAGAGAAGCCGAATATCCGCATGTAAAAGACCAATTAGACATGCTATATAAAGACCAGGTCAATGGTACTACTACTTGGAAAGACGCAATAACCGTAATTAAAGAAAAATACCCAAAAGAATAGAGTTGTTATAGAATAAAAACATGATTAATAGACCTACAAATCATAAAGAGAAAACTAAGTATAAAGATATTTGTACTAAAAAATATTCTACGGTGCCGAATCATGATGGTTCTGTACCAGGAGTCATGGCGGATGCTAAATTTGTTGATACAAAATCGCATCGTAAGTTTAAAAACACAAAAGTGGAGTACTAATATGGCGTATTCATCATATGGACCAAAGAAGAAAACTACAAAAAAGAAAAAGAAAGGCATGACTAAAAAAGCCAAGCCTATGAAGATGAGAAAAATGAGGTACTAATGAAAAAGCTATCTCCTAAACAAAAGAAAATAGCTAGAGTAGCTAAACCTCGTAATCGTATTACAGGCGCTGATTTTAAAGGCCTGAAACGTAAGAAAAAAAGAAAAAAGTGAAAAAAACAAAACAAGCCTCTCCTACAGCGTTTGAGAGAGAGTGTGCTCTTAGATTTGACTTTATTGAGAAAAGGTTAGATGAGGGCTCTAATAAATTTAGACGTTTAGAAGCGTTGCTATGGGGTGTATATCCTGTAGTTATTACATGTTTATTAGCCGTTAGGTATCTGTAATGTATGAATACAGTTGCACAGTGGAAAGGGTCGTTGATGGCGATACTATCGACGTTATTTTGGATCTTGGTTTCGATATCCTTTATAAGTCTCGCGTTCGTTTATATGGCATTGATACTCCCGAGTCACGTACTCGTGACTTGGATGAGAAGGCTCGAGGAAAAATGGCTTCGGCTTTCTTAAAAGAAGCGATAGAAAACGGCGACAAAATAGTTATACAAACAAAACTTAAGGACTCCAGAGGTAAGTTTGGTAGAGTCTTAGGTGATGTCGTTGTAGACGAAGAAAACATTAACCAGTCTATGATTGATGCTAATTTAGCAGTTGCATATTATGGACAAAGCAAAAACGAAGTAGAACAAGAGCATTTAGAAAATAGAAGGATCCTTATAGAAAAGGGATTATTTGAGCCTGTTGAGTAATGGAACAAGCCATAACTTTTATAAATGAAGTTGGATTTCCAATAGCTGCTGCTTTAGGTTTAGGTTTTTTTATATGGAAACTTATAAACAGAATCATTGATGGCATGGAAACCAAACTTGATACGCTAGACGACAAACAAGCTGAACTGATATCCAATATGGAAGAGAGGCTTGGCACCAAACTAGACTCACAGCATGGAATACTGGTAGCATTGATTGACAGGGTACGCAGTCTGGACAATGAGATCATTCGTCAGGACACACTTATCAAAACAATTTTGGGTGTACCGCAGTTGATAGACAGCAACAAGATTGCAAAAGCAGATAGAGAAGACCAAAGGAAGGACTAGTGGATAGGTGGGATGCCATAGTGACAATATTAGCAATAATAATATTGTCAATTGTAGTTATTAGTACTGTTGAAGCTGATGAGATGACACATAAGTTTAAAAACCCCAGCTTCTCAGGCATTAATACCTCAAGCCATTATTTAACTATAGAAAACCAAGAGTTCAACAGAAAAGAAGCTATACGTGAAGAAATTCAAGCCTATGTAGAAGACTTGGAAAGAGAAGCGGAAAACACAACATTAGCTAGGTTTATTAGAAATTTAGAGTCTAGAATCTATGCTCAGCTTTCACGTCAGTTAGTAGACAGTCTGTTTGGTGAGACAGCATCCGACTTCGGTGTTTTAGAATTAGAAGGTAACACTATAGAATATAGGGTTGAGGACGATAAGGTAACACTAATAATTACAGATGAAGAAGGCAACACAACAGAAATTACTGTACCTCTCGGTTCTTTTACTTTCTAGTTGCGCACTAATCATACCACCATTAGACAATGGTGTTCCTCCAATAAGAGCAATTGAACCTGCAAAAATAAACTCTCTTTTTCTTACAGAACTGGCAACTATAGAAGCTGAAAAAATACCTATAGTAGCTGTGTATGGGAGCAGCTTTACCGATCAGACAGGACAACGTAGGTCTAATAGTCAATATGCTAGCTTTAGCACTGCTATAACATCATCTCCTGACGCTTATTTAATTAGAGCTTTACGACACTCTAAGTTTTTTGACGTAGTAGAGCGTAGGGGTTTAGATAATCTAACGAAAGAACGACAAATTATAAGAAATACAAGAGATACCTTTGAAGAAAAACAAAAACTTAGGCCGTTATTATTTGCTGGGTTACTTATGGAGGGTGGCGTAATAGGCTATGAAACAAACATTAAGTCTGGAGGGGCTGGAGCCAGGTATCTTGGTATAGGCGGGTCAAAAGAGTATAGACAAGACAGTATTACTATTTCGTTACGCACAGTTTCTGTAAGCACAGGTAAAGTATTACTAGAAGTTTTGGTAACAAAAAGCGTACTGAGTGCTTCTATATCACAGGACGTTTTTAGGTTCTACAACAACAGCACCGAATTAGTTGAAATTGAAAGCGGTATAGTAGAAAATGAGTCTATAAACATTGCTTTACAGATGGCTATCGAGACGGCTGTCTTACAAACCATACGAGAGGGTTTAGAGCTAGGTTATTGGAGGCAGAAAAATGAAGAGACTAATATGGTTAAGCCTGAGTGTGATGATGAGTGCATCACTGCTATACGGGGCTGACAATGAAGTATATATCGACCAATCAGGCGCTACTTCTAACTTAGATATAGAACAAGTTGGTGGTAGCGGTAACATTATAGGTGGATCAGACGCTACAGCTGGTGCTTCTAATATGACTCCGTTAGATTTAGACGGCGCAACCATGACGCTAGATGTATTACAGAAAGGTTCAACAAATAAGTTTCTTGGTGATATATGGGCAGATAACTATACAGGTTACTTCTCGTTCATAGGGGACAGCAATACGTTTAACATGTCTACAGACGAAACAAACGCAACTGGTGCTGATGGTTCTAACGTAAACGTTCAGGTTACAGGCAACACAAACACTATGACCCTCAATCACGCCATGACTGCATTAGCAGCAAACTTAGACTTAGACTGGATTGTACAGGGTGGAGGCAATAGCATCACAGCATCTATAGATGTAGATGGTGCTACTAACTACATGGATATTGATGGTAATGATAATACTGTAACCTATGATGGCGATGGATATGCTGGTGGTTATTTCTACCTAGATCATACAGGTGGATCAAGAACTTTCAACATAGACCAAGAATCAACTCAAGATAATGACTGGCTCAAGATTACATCTTCTGGCTCTAATGGCACAGTTTGTGTTACTCAGTCAGACTCAGGAAATTCATTCGTCTGTTGATATAGGTTCTATATCTGAACTCAGAGGCAATGCACAAGTCTTAAGAGACAAACCTTATGGTGCTGAACTAGACTTTGGCATACTCAGTTATGACAAAGTAGAAACTGCAAACGGCCGTATGGGTATTACGTTTATAGACGAAACGCAGATACGACTGACAGAGAACTCACAAGTGTTGATTGATGAGTTTATCTTTGATCCTGACCCAGATAAATCTAAGATGGCTTTAACCTTTGCCAAAGGCACAGCACGGTTTGTTACAGGCAAGCTCAACAGAGTATCGAAAAAGAATATAAAGATACGAACGAACAGTGCAACTATAGGAATAAGAGGCACAGATTTCACCATAACTGTAGATGAACTAGGAAGGTCATTAGTTATTCTACTACCTAACCCTGACGGTACGTCTAGTGGTGAGATAACAGTTGAAACGGCCATGGGTATGGTCATACTCAACCAGCCTTATGAATCTACGGTAGCCAGTGCATTCGAACAAGCTCCTACAAGTCCTGTTATATTAGACATTACCTTAGATTTGATCGATAACATGTTAATTGTAAATCCTCCAGAGTCTAAGGAAGACTTGCAAGAAGAGACTCAACAACAAGCTGCAGCAGATTATTTAGACTTTAACGAGTTAGAAATTGACTACTTGTCAGAAAATTTTTTAGATAATGAAGCAGAGCTAGAATTTACAGAGTTGGATGTAAATTACCTTGACGTTAATTTTTTAGAAGACCTACTGAATGTGTTAGATGCACTAGCTATATCTAAGGAAGAAGACCAACTTAAGCAAGGTGGAGTTGGGATTCGTATTGTTGGAACAGAAATAGGACAAGATAAAGATACACAAATAACGACCATAATATCTGGGCAAAATATAAGTTTGACTAGGAAAGTAAGTCAAAGTGTTAAGTTAGATTTAGATGGAACACAAAGTTATACAGTGATTTTGCTGCAAGACGGTGTAACCAACACTGTAAAAATAAACGGTGGTTCTTCAACAACTATTACAATAA